AGTTTTGGATTCAAAAAATTGAATGAATCGATCTTATTGCTCTCTTACCTGGTTAGGAATCACTACTGATCCTGATGGATCATTAAGACCATGTTGCGTGAGTAGCGATAAGATACTTAAAGATGACGGCTCTACGTATAATCTAGGTGTCGATAAACTAGACACTATCTATAACAGTAATTTTTACAAAAATCTCAGGCAGAAAATGCTTGACGGGGAATACATACCTGGATGCGAGACTTGCTATAGTAATGAGAAGTACGGTAGAGAAAGTCGTAGATTGATAAACAATGATCTTTTTTCTGATCAAAATTTCACAGATACACAAGCAGAATTAAAGATACAATATCTAGACATAAGGTTGGGCAATCAGTGCAATCTAAAATGCAGGATGTGTAGCCCTGCAAATAGTAGCATGATAGAAGAAGAATTTATTCAGAATCCTTTGCCAGTATTAGATCGCTTTTATCTCAAAAATGAGATAACCGTTAAAGATTGGTTTGAAACAGAAACATTCGATGATAACGTAAATCCACAGATAAGCAATCTAGTCACGATATACATGACGGGCGGAGAACCTACACTCATCAAAAAGAATTATGATATCATGCAACGTTTGATAGATACAGGTCAAAACAGTAAAGTGACATTGATCATCAATACTAACATGACTAATACCAATTATAAATTTTATGATCTCATTAAAAGATTCAATAAAGTAATCATACAGATGAGCATAGATGCTATTGGTGATCTGGCTACTTATATAAGATACCCAACAGAATTTAAAACAGTAGATAAGACTATCAATGATCTGTTATCGTTGGGTAACAATATCACGTTACGTGCAGGGCCTGTCATACAAGTATTGAATCTCAATAAGTTAGTAGATATGTTTGAATATTTTGAATCATTCAACAGGAAACATAAAAAACAAGTTATCGACATAAGACCTGGATTCGTGTTCATGCCTGAATACAACAATATCGTGTATCTGCCTAAAGAATATAAGATGGAATGCTATAGAAAAGTTTATATGTGGATGTTGGAGAAGTGTCAATATCAATCACAGCAGTTCAAGAATACTATCAATGCATTGAAGGGCAAATGCTATGAAGATAGTTTAGATGTTTCAAAAATAAAAGATTTTTTAGAATTCAACACCGCACTAGATAATATAAGAAACATGTCTTTAGAAAATAATAATATAGAATTATATGAGGCTATAAAACACTATGCATAACATACCTCATTTTGGGTTGGCTAGACAATATCGCAATATCAGAAATGAGTTGCTTGATGCTACTGATCAAGTATTGAAATCCGGAGAATTGATGAATGGCCAATTCACAAGTAAATTTGAAACTTGGTTGGCTATGAAAACACAAACTTCATATGCATTGACTGTCCATAGCGGTACACAAGCATTAGAGATCATAGCAAGATTTCATCTTGAACCCTATAAAACGATGTTTGATATAACTCCTAAAGTAAAGATTCCTAATATAAGTTATATCGCAACATTGAATGCATTCGTGAACGCAGGTTGGGAGATAGAGTTAGTAGACACAGATAAAAATGGCTTGATAAAACATAAAGAAGATGAACTTGATGATGTAGTAAATTCTGTCTGCTTAGTAGGATTGTATGGGGCTAATCCAAGTGGTAGTAGTATATTCAATTCGACAATCGTAGACGGGGCACAACATTGGTTAGTTGCTGATAACATCGGTGATGGTATGGCTATCAGTTTTGACCCTACTAAGAATCTGCCTGCTAGCGGCAATGGTGGTGCTATAGTTACCAATGATAGGCAATTATGGGACTTTGCATACAGTTATCGCAGTAATGGGAAACATGAACACGAAACGCACGGAACCAATAGCAGAATGAGTGAGCAAGAATGTGCGCAGATACTTGTCAGAGCAAGGCATTTAGATAACTGGCAGTGGCGTAGGAAAGAGATACGACATTATTATCTAGACGAATTCAAAAACTTACCTTTTCATTGTTTGAGTAGAGATCATCTAGTACACGCAGATCAAAAATTTGCCATCTATACTGAAAAGCGAGACGGATTGAAAATGTATCTGGGGGATAAACAGATAGAAACAAAGATTCATTATAAAAAAGCACTAAGTGAATATCCTATCGCTAAAGATTTGTCTAAACCTGATATGTTAAGCACTAGTGTTATGTTGACGAGGGGATTATTGAGTTTACCTATATATCCTGAGTTGACAGATAGTGAAGTAGAATATATCGCCGAACAAGTAAAGAACTTTTACAACACTATTTGTTAAGTTCGTCACTGATCTTCTTTTGTTCAATGTACCACAATTGCCAGCCTTCTAATAATTTACTGCAACTATGATGCTTTGTATAGTTCTTAGTGACAGTCTTTAAGAACTCGCTGAAAACTATGCTAGGTTGATCTATAGTATCTAACGGCTCACATTTTTCCATCAATACTGCTGGCACATCGGGAAATTTCTGCTTTACCGGTACAGTAGTCGAACAGCCGGCTAGCAATAAAATGCAGAGGGTTGTGCAAAATAGCAGTAGTTTTTTACTCATTTCTTGTCCTCTGGTGGAGCCTCGTTTTTAGCAGCCATGTTATGTGCTTTGATAGCGATCTCAGGCACAGTACAAGTGTTATCAAAGACTTTGACTTCTCTATCTATATATTCGATTACTTTGTCGCCCTTGACCTTGATTACTTGCTTTTGAGTGATTACTTTTTCAACGATCTCTGTATTGACTACAGCCGATTTGGCCTCGGCCTCAGCGACCTTGACTTCCATCTCTTTGACCCTCAGTTCCCATTTGGCTTTTTCTGCTAATCCACCCTCTAGATAGACACCTAGAGACAACAATATTAGGCTTATTATCTGTATGGGTAGTTTGTATTTGCTTACGAACGGTATAAAACCAAGCACGAAACCCGCTATAGTTCCTACTACGCCTGCTAGGAATATGAGATGAACCACGAATTCTGGTAACCAGTTGATTATCCACATAATGATATTTATGCGATAAATACATTTAGGAGTCTAGAAATATGGCCATTCAAATTATAAATGTAGGTACATTGCCCAACGATGGTGAAGGTGATCCGTTAAGAACGGCCTTCCAAAAAATCAATAATAACTTTGCTTACCTACAGCAAACAAGCACTAATATCGCTAAAACAGTGACGTTGAATGATGCTCCTAATCAGGCAATTTTCGAATATCCAGCAGACGAATTCACTATGGGACTGTTTCAGATCAAGAGTTATCGTGACGATAATAACGACAGCCAAATGGTTTTTATCGGGGCTGAGATATATAACGATCTATCAAATGTCAAGTTTACTGTTTATGGAATAACTAACGTAGGCAATTGGTTGACTCAATATGGTATGGATGTGTCAGGTGGCAACGTTAGAATATTAGTAAGTCCTATACAGGATGAAGTCATCACGCACTTTATCAGTTATCAAATAACATATGAAGGTGATTTAGGCATGGGTGTTCCTATGATATCAGAAAATGGCAATGGATTAGTTACTGAGACCGGAAACGTGTTCATCACTACAGAAAATTAAAATGCGAGCAAGAGAATTTCTAACAGAGCAAGAATTGAGTGATGTCCACGATGGATTGGATGTCGCATTCTTGTCGCTACCGTATACGTATATGATACCTGAACTAAGCAACAGCAACTTCTACGATATCTATCGTTTCGGAGTAGCGATAGCCGCAGTTCGCGGTGAGGGTGGTAGTGAAGATAAAGTGCAGGATAAAAACAGACCTAAGTTTCGTCCTGAAAGTAAGTTAGGCAAGCATCCTACAGTAAGTAGTTTTGATCCTAATGTAGGCAAAGTCATAGATCAAGCATTAGCAAAAGTAGACAGACATGGTAAAGTAGCAGTAAGCAGTCCAGGTAGTGAAGAGATGAAAGACACTAACAAAGGCTCGCCGGTCAAAGCATTCAAAGGTTATCCAAAATGAGAGCCAAAGAATTTGTAGCAGAAAGAAAAGTAGGTAAAATCAGTCAAAGACATCAGCAATCTACAAGAGGATTACATGTGTTTGCTGATAGTAACTATGATAGAACATATGACTTGAACCGTGTCATGATGGCAGTAGCAATTACTGACGGGACATTTATTCCTGAATTAGATCAAGAAAGTTGGGCCGGCAAATATAATACAGCACATGCCTATACCGAGACTGAAGCCGACATGCTTAAGGCAGCATACAAATCAGCCGGAATAAAATACAAAGACTTGAATAATGGCGATATGGATAGTAAAGAATTAGATAGCACAAATATTAAAAGTCCCATAAAGCCATTCAAGGGCTATAAAAAATAATCTACTAGTATTTTGAGAATAAGTATTGTTAAATCAACATAGGATTTAACATGCAAAATTTAATCGATATCAATCAGACACTAGACCTAGTCAAACTCAAACTATACAACGAGTGGCTTTACACTGCCCATATCTATGATGAGGGCGACAGCAAGATGCATGAAGGCTTGACGACCAAAGTTGTAGAGCAATACATCGACCCATTAAACTTACCTAAAGACGCTAAGATTCTTGATCTTGGATGTGGCCCGGGCTACTTCTTAGACGAGATGAAAAAGCGCGGATACACTGACTTGACTGGGGTCACATTGAGTCCTGGTGATATCAAGATTTGTGAGGGCAAAGGCCACACTATCAAAAAGTACGATCTAAGTTTCATACCTCAAAGAGACGGGTACTATGACGAGAGTGTAGACTTTGTATTCCTTCGTCATGCATTAGAGCATAGTCCATATCCTATCTTTAGTTTGATGGAATATAATCGCATATTAAAGCAGGGTAGCAGAATATACATTGAAGTTCCTGCCCCGGCTTGTGATCGCAAGCATGAATATAATCTAAACCATTATAGCATTTTAGGACAAGACCAATTGATCGCGTTATTGCAGAGAACAGGGTTCCGTATTGATATCTTCCAAGCAGTGGAATTCGGTATCGCTATCCCCAACGTCACTAATGACGATGGTACTCCTAAGGAATTCAAAGAGAAGTATTTCTGTATCGTAGCAACTAAAGATCGTCCTCTAGACATCAAGTAATAAGCCCTTTAACGATAAATACTCTCATAGATTAATTTTTTATGAGAGTATTTTTATGGCTACACCAGATCCAAGTAACGTTGCACCGTGGTATTTACGCAACATTAACCAAGCGTTAGCATTAGACGAAACGTCCGGAAACGTCTATGTACGCACGGATGTACAGATTGCAATTGCACTTGCCGTAGCATATACAGCAACCAATGCAGATTTGTTGTGAAAAATGGGCTGGAAAGAACTTACTAACTAAGAATAATAAGGTGAGAAAAAATGAAGAAGTTTTTGATAATTATACCATTGATATTATTAGCAGGGTGTGAATTTAAATACCGCTATGAATGTCAAGACCCTCAAAATTGGGGGAAAGAGATGTGCAATAATGATGTCTGCAAAGCAGAAGGTGATTGTGCAACTGATCTTTTAGGATTCACTCCTACAGTAGCCGAACAATTTAAAAAAACAAATGGCGAACCTGAAGCACCGGGCTTTGCGAGAAAATTTAGTAAACCGGCTGACCAAAGTATAAGTAATAGTGGAGATTGCAAACCTTCTGAGAAGCCGAAATTTAAGCCCTTTAATTCTACAGTACAACAAAATACATTTAAGAACAGTCAACAGAATAATTCGAATCCAATGGACCCAATAAAAAGACCTAAAGCAGAAGAGATGGTAGGACAGATAGAAGAGGTTGAAAGACCACTAACTATGAATACGATTATTAAGACCTCAGGTCACAACAGTACAACAAAAATTAACAAATGGTAAGAGGAAATTATGTTTAGCGGAAAAAGATATACAGAAGCAGAATTACAAGCAAGAATGCGATTCATAATCGGTGTTCTTCTTGCTATGACATTGACAGGTATCGTATTTGTAGTATTATACTCATTGATCTTTGTCACACAACCATTAGGTGGTCAAGCACCAAACGATGCTGAGTTCTTTAAACTCATCACACCTATAGCAACATTCTTGACAGGTATATTGTCGGGTATCATGTTAGGTAAACCTAATTCACATGATGATCAACAAGAACAACCTGAATTAGGTCCACACAAAGAACCTATGATGTTAGATGATGACAAGGATCATATAGCATGAGTTTAAAGGCTTTACAAGAAAAAGTAGGTGTAACAGCAGATGGTGCCTGGGGTCCAGGCACTTTCAAGGCTGCTATGGCTTATTTTGAATTGAGCCCAGCAAGAGCCGCACACTTCTTTGCACAGACTGCGCATGAGAGCGGTGGATTCAAAGCGTTCAGCGAGAATCTAAATTATAACGCAGCCGGATTACGATCAATATTCGGAAAATATTTTCCTGACGATTCAATAGCAAATCGTTATGCGAGACAACCTGAGTTAATTGCTAACCGTGTATATGGTGGTCGCATGGGTAACGGTCCTGAAAGTTCAGGCGATGGTTGGTTATATCGTGGTCGAGGTGCACTACAGTTGACCGGTAAAGATAACTATTATGCCTTTGCACAATTCTGCGGCAGACCAGATGTGATGAGCAATCCTGACATTGTTGCTACAGAATTAGCATTTGAAAGTGCATTCTTTTTCTTTGAGAGAAATAAATTATGGGCTATATGTGATCAAGGCGTGAGTGATAATGCTATATTATCATTGACTAAGCGAATCAATGGTGGCACTCATGGACTTGCTGATCGTAGCGAGAAAACAAAAAAATATTTTATGTGGACAGCAGGTGCAAGTCCTGTCGTGGCAGTTTCCGCTCCTTCAAGACAAGATGATGACGAAGAAGAAAATACTACAAGATCGGAAAAGTTTTCAGTTACGCCTGATATGCAGTTAAGCGAGCATTTCAACTTAAGAGAGTTCACACGCTCCGAGACTGCTATGCGTAAAGGAATAGATAACACACCGGGACCAGTACATGCAAAAAATTTACAAAAAGTTTGTGAGAACATACTTGAACCAGTTCGTAATAACTTCGGTCGCCCTGTTCGTGTTAACAGTGGCTATCGCGGCCCCGCTCTTAATAAAGCCGTCGGCGGAAGTAGTAAATCTCAGCATTGCAACGGAGAAGCAGTAGACTTTGAGATAGACGGATTGCCTAACCCGGAGTTAGCAAAGTGGGTGAGTGATAATTGTGAGTTCGATCAGATCATATTAGAGTTCTATAATCCTAAAGAAGGCCCTAACAGTGGTTGGGTACATGCTAGTTACTGTGAAGGGAACAACCGCAGACAGATATTGACTGCTGTTCAAGAAAACGGAAAAACTGTATACAAGCCGGGTTTCGTTGTATAAAATACTAAATAATAGAGAGGACAATATCATGGACATGACTCAATTAACACAAATAAGCAATTCAAGTTCGGGTATCGACGGACATTTAGCCAGAAGAATTTTGTCTGCTATTAACGGAGTAAAGAATAACACTTTGACTATTCCTAAAGCCAGATATCATGTGAGACAATTAATGTTTACATTTGGTAAAGAAGATTTTGATAATAAAAATTATATTATTGATGCTGTAAAACATGTCTTAGATAGGCAAACGAATATAAGTTCTTTATGACTTGAATAGTTCATAAATAAATTTATGAACAACGGATCAACTCTTATAAAAGATCCATATACTAAAACCGTCTTTAGTACAGATAAAGAACTTGACGATTTTGTGAAGTGCTGTGACCCTGAATTAGGGTACCTGTACTTTATGGATAACTTTTTTTACATACAACATCCTACTAGAGGTAGCATGTTGTATCATCCCTATAAGTATCAAGAACGATTGATCGATACTTATCACAAGTACAGATATAGCATAGCACTCATGCCTAGACAGAGTGGTAAGACAACAAGTGCCGCTGGATATCTGTTGTGGTATGCGATGTTTGTCCCTGACTCAACTATTCTGATTGCCGCACACAAATATGCAGGTGCGCAAGAAATCATGCAACGCATACGATATGCTTATGAAGCATGTCCTATGCATATCAAAGCAGGTGTAGCGACATACAACAAAGGATCACTATTCTTTGATAATGGTAGCCGTATCGTATCAGCCACGACAACTGAAAATACTGGTCGTGGTATGTCTATCTCATTGTTATATCTTGACGAGTTCGCATTCGTAAGACCAACAATCGCAGAACAGTTCTGGACTTCTATCACACCGACTCTAGCGACTGGTGGTAAGGCTATCATTACAAGTACCCCAAACAGTGACGAAGATCAGTTCGCATTGATATGGAAAGGTGCTAACAAGACAGAAGATGAGTTCGGCAACAAGACAGATGTAGGTGTAAACGGATTCAAATCATATAGATCATATTGGAACGAACAGCCCGGGCGTGATGAGGCGTGGGCCGAACAGATGAAGAGTCAGTTAGGTCTTGATCGTTTCAATCGTGAAATCGGTTGTGAGTTCATCATCGCAGACGAAACATTAATCAATCCTAATACACTCATACAATTAGAAGGACTAGAACCAATATCACGTATGGGACAAGTACGTTGGTACAAGAAGCCTACCAAAGGTAACATCTATGTTGTAGGATTAGATCCAAGTCTTGGTACAGGTGGCGACCCCGCTGCCATACAGATTTTTGAAGCGAACACTACTACACAGATAGGTGAGTGGAAACACAATAAGACAGAGATTCCGCAACAGATTAAACTATTAGCAGAAATCAACAAGTATATCGTAGAATGTACAGGTGAGCCTAACAATCTATACTACAGTTTGGAAAACAACAGCATAGGCGAAGCGGCATTGATATCATTAAACGAGTTCGGGGAAACCAATGTCCCTGGTATATTCTTCAGCGAATACGGTAAAAAGCGCAGGGGATTCAATACCACTCAGAAAGTCAAACTGACTGCTTG